AAGAAAAACAGTCAGTTGTAGTTACTCCTCCCTCTGATGTTCACGTTACTCTCCCTGGCGGATATACAAATGCTGCTGGGGAGAGCGTGACAACAGTTGAGGTCCGTGAATTAACTGGAAAAGATGAAGAGTCAATTGCAAGAGCACAGAATCTTGGAAAGGCTCTTCTACAAGTCCTAAGCCGTGGAACTGTAAAAATTGGAAAAGAAGTTGCAACCGATGATGCACTAGATGCAATGTTGGCTGGCGACAGAGACACCGTAATGCTAGGTATTTACAAAGCAACCTTTGGTAATACCCCAGAACTACAGGGTTTTTGTGGCGGATGCAATGCATTTAAGCCAGTTACAATTGATATAAACGCAGACATAAAAGTAAGAACTCTAGTTGATGAGCCTACTTTTGTAGTAAACGCTAAGTGTGGAGAAGTAGTTGTGACACTACCTACAGGCTATTGTCAAAAAGAATTGGTAAATAACTCCGATAAAACTATGTCCGAGTTAACAACTATTCTTCTTGAAAACTGCATACTTAAGATTAATGGTCGTCCTGTTATTGGTAAGGGACAAATTCAAAACTTAGGTATTAGTGACAGACGCTTAATTGGCGAAGCAATTAACAAACACGCAATTGGACCAGTTTTTGAAGATATTTCAGTTCCTTGTCCTGACTGCGAAGGTGAGGTAAATACTCCTATTAATTTAGGGATATTGTTTCGCTTTTAAAGTATCGCATTACCCAATTTTGCTGGCTGAATGGTTAGCACTTTCGGAACGGCACCCAGGTTGGACCTTAACTGAAATAAAAGAACTTTCAGTAAGAGAAAGAAAAAATTGGTTAGCACTCGCTAAAGAAGGTTACTAAGGAGTTGACGTGGCAGAATTAAATGATTCGTTAAAACAAACCGACGAATTGTTATCCAGCATTGTCAAAAGCCTGACCTCTGCTGAACAAATTACCAAACGCCTTGAAGGTTCTATGGGTGGAGTTGCTGGAAAAGCAAAATCTGCCAAAGGCGGTGGTGACCGCCATATTGGTTCTGGTATGGGTAGCCAAATGCCTCACATGGGGAAAGTTACTTTTGGTGGGCAAGAAACAGCCAGTAACACTGCAGAAATTGCTATGCGAGAAGGTATGGAGGCTACTCGCTATGGCCTAGGCCCTACTCGTGGTCAAAAATTATTAGGGGTTGGGCAAGGAGTTGCACAAGCAACCTTTGGTATTGCTGCTGGGGTAATGGCTGCTGTTCCTGGAGTTGCCGAAGTTGGGTCAAGTGCTGCTAACTACTATGGAGCCTCTTTAGGTTCTAATATGAGTCGTAGAAGCATAATGAACGCAACTTTTAGTGGCTTAGCAGGTGGTGTTACAAGCACACTGTCTTCCTCAAACATTTCAGGAATTGCTGCTTCAAGAGGCATTACTCCAGGTACTGCCCAATATGAGGCTTTAGTTGCAGATGTAGGTGGTGCTGCTCGTCGTTTAAACATGTCAAATGAAAATGCCATGGTTGCAATGTCTGGATTTACCCAAGGAGATTTTTCATCTAAGTTATACAACCTTGGTATCAGCACTTACGATAGTAAAACAGGTAAGGCTCGAGGCGAAACTGAAATTATGGGTCAACTGTACAGTCGTTTGACTCAAGGGCAACAAAAAATGTCTTTAGAAGAACTAAATAACAGTTTTCAAGCAGGTGTGTTTGGAAAAACTGCTACCGATTTAGGCATGACATCAGACCAAAGAGATTTATTTATGGATTTTGCCCGCTCTAAAGTAAGGGGAAAAGAATCTGATTTAGCAATGGCGGGTTATGGGGATAACCCTATGAAAGACAAAATGCGTATTACTACATCCGATACTGACGTTTTGAATGCCTACACAGACCCTGTATTAAAAGGGTTTAAATCAGCAGCAGATTTAATCACTACAACTGTAAATCCTGCTTTAAAAAGGATGGCTGATGAAGCGGGAGTTGCGTCAGGATTTTTAGGTGGCATGGGTGAATCACGTGCTGGAACTGGAATTGGTATTGCAGTAGGCGGAATTCTTTCAGGCGTACAAACAATTATTGCTCTTATGACTGCTGGAGCGGTTCTAAAAGGTGGTATGGCTTTAGGTGGTGCAACTGTTGCTGGTACTGCTGGCATCGTTGCTGCTGGTGGTGCTGCTGCTGTTGCTGCTGGTGCTGGTGGTTATGTAGCAGGAAAGGGTGGAAAAGCACTTGGTAATGCTTTAGGAACAAGCAGTGCTGTTACTCGTGGTGGTTCTACTGCTCTTGGTGCTGGTACTGGTGCGTTAATTGGCACAATGATTTTGCCTGGAGTTGGCACAGTAATTGGTGCTGGTATTGGTGCGATTGGTGGGTATTTTGGTTCTGGTGGTGGTACTCCAGGATTCGGTGCTGCTTTTGGAAGCATGGGTGGGGGAAGTGCATCCCCTTCCTCACCAATTACTAACGGCGGTGTAGGAACACCTTACGGTGCTACAGGAAATTTATGGTCTGGTGGAAGTCACACAGGTCAAGATTATCCATGTGCTGTTGGAACACCCGTTCATGCATCATTAGGCGGAGTAGTTATAAATACAAGTCCTGGTTCAGATTACGGTAAGACCGTAGAAATTGACCACGGAAATGGCTATCAAACTTTGTACGGACACTTGTCTGAAGTAATGGTTAAAGTCGGAGAGACTGTTACACAAGGACAACTAATTGCAAAAAGCGGTGAGACTGGCAAAGTTACTGGTCCTCACTTGCACTATGAAGTACGCAAAGGAAAAAATAATCCTGTAAATCCTGAAGAGTTAGGTAAAGCAGGTGGCTCTGGTTTAGCGGGAGTTTTAGGTGCAAGTGGCAATAACGCAACTTCAACTAATGGACAACAGTTATCCTCTATGGTTGGCTCTAAATCTTTACAGGACTTACTAAGTGGTGGCATAGGAAATCTTCCTGCTGAACTTTTGGGTAGTGCTAGTAGTAGCAGTGGAAGCGGTGGTTCAAAGGTAATCCTCGGAACTGGTAGTGAAAAAGAATGGGCTACTGGTCTTCTTCAAAAAATGGGTGCTCCAGTTAATGATGCCTCCATAAACGCTTTAACTACGTGGATGCGTCATGAAGGTGGACACTGGAAAAACTCTGCAAACTATAATCCTTTAAATACTACTTTAGACATGAGTAATAATGAGTCTATGAATAGTGTGGGAGTAAAACGTTACAAGTCTTGGGAAGAAGGCTACGCAGCAACTATTGGAACCTTGACTGGAAAAAATGCTGGTGACCGTGGCTATACAGCGATTGTAGATGCTTTAAAAGCAGGTGCTTCAACAGACGCTATTTTAGCAGCAGTAAATAACTCTGCATGGATGACTGGTAAAACAGGAAAAAATCCTTACAAGTTCCAAGGCGGTGGGTCTCCATCAGTAGCAACCCTTTCCTCATCTTCTGGAATAAATGTCTCTCCTTCTATAACAATTAATGTTAGTGTCCAACAAGCATCTTATGCTGAGGCTATGAACCTTGTTGAGATTGTTAAAACACAACTTGAAAAAGAAAATTTACTTAAGTTAGTGGGTGGAAAATAATGGCTAGAGAATCGACATCACCAGGTGCTCAATCCGCAACAGATAGAGCAATTGCTGCTGGTCTTACTGCTGCAATAGAACAAAAAGCCAAAGCAGACAAGGCTAGGGACCTGGCTAACGCTGTTAAGGCTAAAGAAACAACCTTTAAATCTATTTTGCTTCAACTTGATATTTTGAACACTCAAAAAAACCTGTTATCTGCTCAAAGAACACAAAAACAAAACTACTACAATGGTTTAGTTATTGGCGGAACCGCTAGTGCACAAACTATTGCTGATGCTAAAAGAGACCTTACTACTGCTATTAATGCGGTTACTAAAGTTGAGGCAAACATTGAAGCCAAGGCTAAAGAATACGCTTTAGAAAAAAACAATGGGAAACTTTCTGCACGAGCAGGAGCAGCACAGTTTAGAAAAGAAGCACGTGTTAGAAAACAATTAGCCGATGCTAAAAAGAATAAAACTGACACATCTGGACCTAAAAATACTCAAGAAAATGGTAATCCACCTCCGCCTAAGACAATTAGATTTAATGCACCAATGGTTACCTCAGCATACTTTAGAACAAAAACCCCTTCAACTAACTCCTTGCTTGCACAAGGAGCAATACCAAAAAGTGCTGCAAGTTTAATCGACAGTTTAAGTACTTTTGGTGATGGCGATACTAATAGAGGGTTTATTGTCCCAAATAAAAGAGCACAACAGGCAGCACTTAAAGAACTAGACCCTAAAGATAAAGCACTAGTTGGTGGCCTTCAAAGTTACGGTTTTAGATTTCACTACAACCCTCAGTTTGTACAACAATCTTACGGTTCTATAACAGGCATCTCTCCAGAACTTATGGAATCTGGCAAAGACAAAGCAAACATGATAACTACTCCTGCTTCTAGTAGTTCAATTTCAATCACACTTTACTTAAATAGGATTGAAGACATGAATGCTTTAGGAGGAGTGTCAGGTAGCGTAAACACAACAACGCTTGAAGGTATAGCAGCAGCCAGTGCAGCCAAACGACCAGGTAAAGCAATTAATTCTGATGCTGATTCCAAACTATATTACCCAGAGGTAGTTCCAGCAGCAGACCGTCAGTTAATTAAAGACTTTGGCACAATGTACGATTTGGACTTCTTATTTAAAGCAATCAACGGAGATATGAATGGGTACAAAAGCCCGTTACGTGGCATAAAAACTGCAGATGTTGGTTGGTTAAACGGTATCGCTGTTGAAGTTCACATGGGAAGAAAACTTAGGTATCTAGCCAGAGTAACAAATATCAGTGTAAATCATGTGCAGTTCACTGAAAATATGGTCCCAACGCTAACTACTGTTGTTCTAACAATGGCAAGATTTCATGATGCAATGGTTAAGGACTAGACATGATTCCTTTATCAAGTAGATACGCTGAAGGTCTTTTATTAAAAGGCTATCACCCAGTCAAATTAAGTTTTGAAGTTGGGGTTTACCGTGTTTTTCCTAATAACGTTTCTGGCGTATTTTATTACTCTTGGGTAGAGGGTGACAGGATGGACATGTTGGCAAGTAAGTTTTTAGGTGACTCAAGTCTTTGGTGGATTATTATGGATTATAACGATGACATTCATAGCCCCTTTGAATTAGTTCCAGGCCAACAGTTAAGGATTCCAGTTCATGTCTTATAACCAAAAGTATTCTGCACGTGAACTTAACTCTTTTTCTGTAAATTTTCCTGACTATCCAACCTTTGGATTTTCTGCTGATAGCATAACCCTAGAGCAAAAAGTAAACACTCACGACATTCTTACGGTATCGTTTTCTAACTTTAACGTGGTTATGCTAAAAGGGTTAAAAACTCAGTCCCCTGTAATTGTTACTTGGAAAACCTCTAACAAAATTCGTGGAACTTTTTACGGGGTTGTTTACGGAGTTGAAAGAACTCATGCTGTTCAATCTAGCAAAGAGGTTCAAATTGTTTGCTTGGGGTTAACTTTTTTAATGAAAGACTCTAGGTCGGGTGTTTGGAAAAATAAGTCAGTTAATGAAGTAGTATCTATTGTTGCAAAAAGAAATGGTTTAAAGTCAGTAGTTAGTGGTCATCCTGCTCGATACTCTCAAATAACCCAGCAAGGAGAGAGTGATTGGGAGTTTCTACAAAGATTAGCGGATATGAGTGGTTACACAATCTCTGTAAAAGAAAAAACGTTATTTTTTAAAACTATTGAGGAAATTGTGGATGACTCAATTGGTGGAATGCCTATCTTGTATCAAGAACAGACGTTCATGCCTCCATACTCTAGTTTTGAAGAACAAACCTTAGATAAGTTCACTCCTTTATACGGTGACTACCTAGAAAGCCCCGATTTACCTAACAACTCTTTTAAGATTATTAGAGGAGTAGACCCTATCAAAGCACTTACTTTTACTACTACAGAGTCCCCTAAAACAAAACAACAAGTTAGAAAAACTAAGGCTGACCCAATTTTTACCCAGTACCTAAACGCGGTTGCTAACACTAAAGAGTTTTCGCAATCAATTGCTAAAGCAAAGGCTACTAAAGCAAGGTTTAATATTCCTGCAAATTTTAGAAGTCAAGGTGACCCAAGAATAAGCCCAAATACTTTAGTAGAAGTAAAGGGAATAATGGGAGATGCAGACGGTTATTGGCTAGTACACAAAGTCACTCACTATTTAAACGTTAAAGGAACATACCAGTGCAACGGTATCTTATTGAGTGACGGTAAGAACCAAAATTTTCGGCAAAATTCTGCAACAAACTTACAGCCTGATTTGCCAAGAGTAAACATACAGGCTAAATTAAAAAACCAATCCGCAACAAAAAATTCACCTGAATATAGAAAACCAACAATTTTGTTTAATAACGGAAAAGCAACTAAATCGACTGGGAAATGGGGATAATAATGGCTTACGAAACTGCGATAAGTTTTCCAATGCGCTTAGATAGTTATGGCAATATTGCACGGACAGTGGAGCCTGGAAAAATTTGGGCTGACAGAATTACCTCTGTAATTGGCACCATGTTTGGTGAAAGAGTTAATCGCCCAAATTTTGGAACAAAGATTGCCAATCAATGGCTAAACGGACTAAGCGGTATTCAAGGGGATATGGAGTCTGAGATTCAAGAGGCTTTTATAACATTCCTTCCTTTATTAACCCTTTTGGAAACTTCTTTTGAGAACGATGATGCAAATGGGTCTCTTAAAGTTATAATTACCTATTCCCTACCAAACGATAAGGAAGAAACTACTGTCATTGCTCTTGTCAGTATTGGCAACAAACAACCTCAGTATCAGGAGAACATCTAATGGCATTTAATGAAATCCCAATAACAATCGACTACACAAGTAGAGACTACGAAGCACTTCGAGAAGAGTTAGTTGCTCGCATTAAAGAACGAATTCCTGAGTGGAATGGTTCAGACAACAGTGACTTTGGCGTAGTTTTAGCAGAAGCATTTGCATACCTTGGGGATGTTGCCAACTACTATATTGACCGTATTGCTAATGAGTCGTTTTTATCAACGGCAACCCAACGTGAAAGTATTCTAGCAATTGCAGAAACTTATGGATACATTCCTTCTGGGTATAAAAATGCATCAGTTGACGTAACTTTTTATAACAACTCCTCTTCTGCTGTCACTATTCCAGCAGAAACACGTGTCTCTGGTGAAGTTATTTCTAACGATACGGTAGAAACAATTATTTTTACAACAACAGATGAACTTATTGTTCCACCATTTGCTAATCAAGCACGAGGTGAAGCACTAGTTCGTGCCTATCAAGGTGAATTGAACACAATTGAAGCAGGCAATGTTTACGGTGTTCTTTTGGGAACATCTGATGCTGAGCCATCGCAGTCATTTGTCATAGAAGAATTTCCAGTTGTTACAAATAGCGTAGAGATATACGTGCAGGGCGGAACTGCTTGGAAAAAATGGGAAAGAGTAAGTCACTTAATCGACTACAGTGCAAATGACGCTGTTTTTACAACACGATTAACTCCAGATAACGAAGTAATTGTACTGTTTGGAGATGGTATATCAGGAGCAATACCTACATACCAATCTGCAATTAGAGCAAAGTTTGTTGTTGGTGGCGGTATCTCAGGAAATATTCCAAGTGGTACTTTGATTGATATTGCTCGAGTTCCTGGGCTTTCACAAACACAAGTTTCTGCGTTAAACGGCGTAATAGATGTAGCCAATGTTAAAGGTGCTGCTGGAGGTAATGAGCCAGAAGATAATGATTCAATTCGTGCTGCTGCTCCTTTGTTTCTACGCACTCAAAATAGGGCAGTAACTTTAGATGATTTTGAAAACTTAGCCATATCAGTAGAAAACTGTGGAAAAGCCAAAGCGGTAGGAACGTCTGCTACTGCTGTAACTTTATACGTTGCTCCTTATCGTGATTTTTCTGACTTTGACGCTACTCCTGGAATTGAAATTATCTCTAACGTACCAACAGCCACTCTTGAGTGGAACATACTCAAAACAGATGTAGCAAACTTTTTAGCAGATAAAATGCTTGTTGGAACAACCCTAAGCATTTTTAAACCCGTATATGTTCCAGTAACAATGAATATTCAATACACAAGAAAACCAGAGTTTAGTGCCACAGTTGTTGAGAAGGCTATAAAGGCAACCATTGTTGAGAACTACTCTTATAACTTTGTTGATTTTGGTCAAGAGTTAACTGTTCAAAACATCGAATCTGTTCTACAAACTGTTGAAGGCGTAAAGTTTGCTAAATGTCGTTTTGTTTATAAGACAGGTGGAACTCCGAGTTTAGCAGCCATCTCTGCTGCAGCAAATGAACTGTTTACTTTTGCAGAACCAGACGTGGTGCTTGAGGTTCTCTAATGAGTAATGAGTACACAGGAACTTATCGAGGTGTTGTTACAAACATTAAAGATACTGAAGGGCATAGAAGAATTAAGTGCAAGGTTCCTCAATTATTTGGCGATGCAGAGTTAAATTGGGCATGGCCTTTAGAAAACTCAAGCCTTAAAACACAAGTTCCTGATGTAGGTGAAGGTGTGTGGGTTGCTTTTGAAGGAGGAGACCCAGGCTACCCAATTTGGAGCGGT